GTTGTTGTTCTGTTTCCACCAATGTTTTCAATTTGGTTTCCACCTATTTCTTGATAAGAGTCAAAAGCAACTTTTTCTTGTTTCATGCCTTGCGTTTCAATGGACATGTCACCACCAACTTCAAGAATGTAGTTACCTTGAACAAGTTCTCGTTTATCACCTGTAACTGTTACATTCCAGTCACCAGTAATGTACAAGTTTCTACCTTCAATGTAAATCTCAGTGCCTAAACCAACCACCTTTAAAGTACGTGAACCATCAGCAATGATTTCTTCATAAGTACCTGACGGATGATAGTTATGTTTTCTAGTATTAGCATCATCCCATTCTTCAACAATACCCATTGTACTTTCACGCACTTGGTTTGAAGGATAAACGGGTTCTTGACCATCCATTATTACGGGTTCGTCAAATGTACCTTCAGTTGTCAAATAACCTTCAAACGCTTGTTTAGCTTCAACAATACTTGATAACACTGGAGCATTAGCAGTAAACAAGCCAGTCAAACGATTACTAGTCCTATTAATGTAAGAAGGATGGTTGAAATACGTTTCTGGTTTTGCTAAGCGGTTGATGTCATTCTCACCATACATTTGTGTTTTTGGATACTGTTTTGCTGGGTCTTGAAACCCGTAACCATCTGCTTGTCTTGCAACTTCTTCGCCTTCTACATTCATAAAGGTTGACTTTAGCTCAGAAGGTAAAGTTCCTAACACAATAGGAAACTGTTTATCTGCATCTGTAAAAGTTAACATTACTAGAGTACCAGGTAATAACCTAGGACTAGTTCCAACACCGCTATTAGCAGCTGATGTTGTTGGTTGTAACACTGACGCCCAAGGCAAGTCTTCTGTTGGAATGTCAGCTAATGAATGCGAGTGTAAACCAAATACCCGTACACGTGCCCTTCCTAATTGTTCAGGGTCATTGATGTCTTCTACAATACCATACTCAAACATTATTCTTTCGAATCCTTTATTAGTGTGAGTGCTATTTTACCATTATCATTACTTAACACTTCACGTTTCGCATAAACCAAATACTTACCAGTCCAATATTCATCTTCTCCATCACCATCACTTCTTGGAGCTGGTTTAGGAATAACAATCTCAACAACATTACCAACATCTACTTGTTCGTTACTATTGATAACTATGTCAATATAATGCGAAGCATCAAACATAGTTTTCTTCAAGTCCGTATTGTCATTGAATGTATTGAGAATGTTAGAACCTTGTGTCAAATCCAAAAATGCTTCGTGTGTTCTATTACTATTCAAATCCAACTCTGGATCAGCATGCAAAGCATTTTTATTAAGTCTTGGACCATTGTCAAAGTCACGCCAATAGTTATTAGTTGTTATGTAAGTATATTTACTGTTTAAATCTGTTGCAACACTTGTTGAAGAAGCTGAATAGTTTTTAACATGCAACGGCAGGTCACTTATGTTTCCATACGTCAACTCTTCAATGTTTCTGGCAGCACCTTTAGTATTTAGGTTGTAAGTTGAAGCATTGTAAATAAATCTTTGTAAATCCTGACCTTCTCTTGACTTTATCAGAAACTCTAATGAAGCAAAGTTATAGTTCATTTTACTATCTTGCCAGAAGAACATGTAAGTGTTATCAACAGATGATAAAGAACGTTTAGCTAACATTCTCATTATGTCAACTGGAGCTTTGTAAGGAATAACAAGTTTTTGTGTGTTATTTGATTCTTCCCACCAAACGGTATTCTCAAAAGAGTATTCTATAAAAATGTCTTTGGCTATGTCTGAAGGTTTGCCTGAAACGCTTTTAGAAATTTTAGTTTTCATTGACTCATAGAAAAACTCGGATACACAAGTTACATTGTAAACTCTACCAGACTCACCGTTGACAATGTTTTCTATTCTTAACACGTAACATTTTAAGTTAACTGGTTTAGATGACCAAGCTATGTTCATTTCAACAGTATCACCAGATTCAATCTGGAACTCTGTGAGAAACCCTATGTCATCATTGATGGATAACGTTATTACAGTTGTGGTGTCAACCAGAGAGCTCTCTATGTTTATCTCGGACACCATAGGAGTAACGTCCATCGTATTCTGCGATGAACTCTTATTAATAAACACGTCTTCTATTTTGACGCGTCCTGGCGAATAAGTAAATTTACTCATTTACTAGTTTGACCAATTCTGAACGCATTCTTTGAGCAATACCTGATCTTGGAACTTTGATAACGCGTTTCTTTTCATTTAAGTCAGCTTCATAGTCGTATATAGAAATAGGAATAAGCTCTGGTAAATCTATTGTTCTACCAAATGCATCTTTATTCGTTGTAGCTGTTGCGGTGTCATACGAATACACGTTTCCATCTACATCTTCGAAATGATGAGGTCTAATAACAACATTAGCACCATTAATTGACTGATAGTTATTTGAAGGTGCACCGGTAAACTCAATAAACTCATTCAAGTCAGTTCCAGTCAAAACAACTGCATTGCCATCCGAGTCTATTTGGTTTTTGTACTTATCTGCTAGATAAGCATAAAGTTCATTTGTTGTTTTTGGCCAGTCTGTGTAAATACTATTGATGTTATTTGCTAGCATGATAACCCAATGCATATTGGCATCACCGTAAACTTTGTAAGCTATAGTTTCTGGAGTTTCACCATCTTCTATTGTGTAATCTTGCAAGTTTCTAGAATCACCGTAAACATCAGTTACAATAGATGGACGTATAGTAAGGTTTTTATACAACCTTGTTACGTTATCCGGGAAATCGTATTCTAAGTATGGAAAATCTTCAAAGTACATAGTTATTTCCCGTATTTGGTTTCAAAGTCGTTCAAATCTTGTTCCCATTGTTTTTCTTGATTGAGTCTATCAGCTACCTTCCAAGCATTCGGATTATTGTTAGTTCCAGCTCTGTATAATGGTTCGATTTCTGTAAATGCTAAAGTCAAGTCAACAGCTAATGGAGCACCATCAGAATACAATGAGTTTCCTCCGCTGTACTGAACATCAACACTTTTTAAAACGCAGTATGTTGTTGGTGCTTGGTGATATTGCATGTTTCCATCTTTGTACATGTAGTCAATATCCCACATTGCTGGAATATCATAAAAATGGAAAATGCCTTTTTGACCTTCAGCCTCAAAATCTTCTACTGAACGTGAAGGCAAACTATAAAATAAAAATGTATCGCAAATGTCTTTTATTTCTTGAGACTCTTTTTCATTTTTAGCAATAAGTTTCCATTGGTAAGTAAACTCACGAGTATCTACACCTTTGAATAACTGGAAAGCAACATTGTTTGAAACTATTCCAGCACCAACACCCGTCACTACTCTTGCGGCGTTTGTTGCAGAGAGACTTTTTATTATACCAGAGACGCCACCAGCGCCTATCTCATTCATTGCATCTTTGATACTTGGATTTCCATTGAGAATATCTCCAAGTATTCCAGCAGCTGCTCTAGAAGGTCCAGCACCACTAACTTCGTCGTACTGCAATCTCAAGTTAGCTGCAATCGCTTCAGGCATGAAAAGGTTTATTGAACCTTTTGTTTTCTTCAAGTCTCTCTTTTTATCGAAGTCTAAAGACAAACCACCTATATTGAGTTTGCCAGAAATAAAGTCGGTTGCTTGTTTTTTAAACTGGCTTGTTGCTTTTTCAATAATGTTGCCTTTTAGTTTATCAAAGGCTTTATTTTTAGTGTTATCTTCTTTCCCTTGTACAATACCAGCACCGGTTGGTGCAGAGTTTTTGAACTCACCAAAATCCATTTCTATTGGCTGGAATCTGACGTACGCAGGCGCTTCGTTTGTTCCCAAGTAATTGGGAAAACGAAGAGATTGAAATGATCTATCTACACTAGCAGCCATATAAATACCTTATTATTCTACTATTTTATTTATTATGGCTCACGAACCTTATAAAGGAAAGTTCACAAACCTCAAAAACCCACAAAAGTACGCTGGTGACATTAGTAAAATCACTTATCGTTCTTTATGGGAACGTAATGCTTTTCGCTGGCTTGATGAAAACCCAGAGGTCAAGTCATGGGCAAGCGAAGAGTTTTCTATTCCGTACACACATCCTATTCAAGGACGAAGAGCCAAATACTTCCCTGACCTTTTCATCGAGTTTACAAACGGCAAAGTTCTTATTGTCGAGATAAAGCCTGATAAACAAACAAGAGAACCAGTTCAAGGTTCTCGTAAAACTCAACGTTATCTAAACGAAGTTGCAACTTATGCTGTCAATGCTGAAAAATGGAAAGTTGCACAAAACTTAGCGCATAAGAATAATATAGAGTTTCAAATTTGGACCGAGCATCATTTAGAAAAACTTGGCATACCTACAACAGCTAACACATCTGATAAGAAAACAAAAGGTGTCAAGAAGCCTAAGATGAGAAACATCCGTAGGCCAACTCGTAAGTCTTAGTTCAAACCTGGTATGCCAGTCAAATAATCCATTCTAACCATTTTATCTTTATTTGGGCTTGTTTTCAACGAACTTGTAACAGCTGTCGCGTTATTAGTTGTAGTTGACGGAGCATAGACTATCGGAGCTTGTCCGTACATTCCTGTACCTGAAATATTATTGGTTTGATACTTGAGTTCTGTATTTGTATCTGACGTATCATTGAATATTTTTGACGTAATTGAAGCAGGATCGCCGTAAAGAAATTGAGACACTTCTTTCATTCCAGCTTCACCAATCATACCGCCCATAGCAGTACCTATGAGAACCGCAGCCGCGCCTTGCGGAGTAACAGCAGCTGGTCCTAAGTACATTGCAGTAAGAGCTCCACCCATGCTAGCACCAGCAATCGCACCACTAAAGCTTGAAGTACCTACAGCAACTCCAGCTTCTGTACTTCCGGTTCTTTTTGTTGTTGCTTCACCTTCTTTGTACGAAGCGTAAGCTTGTACAGGAAGCATTAGCATATTCGTTGCAGTACCAAGTTTAGCTGTTGTACTACCCGTAGCCTCTGTTAATGCACCTTGACCAGCTTTAACCATAGTTTTTACTAAACCAGGTCCTTTAGCTGATTTTGCTTTTGCAAGATCATCGGCATGCGTTCTTAAAGCCGCGTCTCTAGCTCCACCTTTAAGTTCTTTACCAGTTTTATTACTGGTGACTTTTCCATCATCTGAAACAGTAAAGTTTCTTACTGGAGGTGTATACGCAGTTGGCTTAGTGACGTAATCAGTTCTTGCTTTTAAAACAGTATCTTGTCCAATTCTTTTTATGTCATCGCCAAAACCTGGAATACCTTTTGTAAAACCTTTAGTGAGTGCAGTTAAAGTAGAATTGGGTCCTTCTGTTTCCGCGTTTTTGTCAACCTTTATACCTGCATCAATAATGTCGAATGCTTTATCCCACTCATTGTTTGCGATGTGTTTTGCTAGCGTTGCTGTATTTTCTAGAGCCTTTACAATAGTATTTAGAGAATCACCAATTCTATCCGTGTATTCTACTATGTCCTTTGATAAATCTACAGCGTTAACGTCAACACCAAAAATACTTGCAATCTTAGAAAACAATTCAGAAAATCCAGCAATGATGCGTTTTCCTATGGATGGGTTATCGCCAAAAGCTTCAATAGCAGTATTGAAAACACCATCAATGAAAGGAACAGCTGCAGCCATCAATCCAGTCATTAATGCAGTGTTTTTAAGTCCAGACATTACACCAGATGAAGATTTAGATACAGCACCGCTAATGCCTTTTCCTACCTTTTTCAAACCAGTTTTTATAGGTCCTGGTTTAGCGTTAGCTCGTCTTTCAGCCCTATCATTTTCGCGATTCTCTTGGTTTTCGCGAACATTTCTAGTTCTGAGCTCGACTAGTATCTGTTGTAATAACTCTGTGTTAGTTGCCATTTTGCTTTCTTATCCTTTCGTTTTCTTCATCAATCCATTGTTTCAAAAACGTTATGTATATCTCCCTTTCCCAAGGAATCATACTTTCTATTTCTTCAACGGACCAGTTATGATGTTGCTTTAGGTTGAAAATGAGTTTGTAGTATGAAAACAAATCTATATGGGAAAGGCAAATTAGAAAAAACTTGCCAGTCCCTCAAGTCTTATTTCGTTTTTCTCACCGCATGATGAACACTTGTATTCAACATCTTTTACAACCTTTGGTTGGTTGTTGATAAAATCTGAAATCTTTTCAAAGTCTTTATTCGTCAACTCGTTTACAATACGAATAAGGTCTGGTATTTCTTCTTCAGTGACTTCAATTATTTCATCGCCATGATAAACACATTTTACAGAACGAGCGATGAGTTCTATGTAACCGTCTGTGCCATTGTCATCTGCTTTTACCAAGTCTTCTAACTTACTAAACTTAAGTTCTAGTCCAAAGTTTTCATCTATCTTGATAACTTTTTCTCGTTTGTCTTGTACTATTTCAATTGCGCTTACGTCAACTGAAACTTTATTTTCAAAATCACAAGACTTACACCGCATCAACAAATCTGAGTTTTCACCTACCGAAAATGCTCTCAGCTTGAGGAACAAATACTCAAGGTCAAAAGATGCTAAGTCATCTATTTCGTATTTGCCTTCCACACAATTTGAAATAACTTGACGTAATGTCTGTACAATTTGGTCAGGATCACCTGACTGTGAAGCCATAAGAAGAGACTTTTCATCTCCAACTCTAAACGGTTTCATTTTTACTTTAGTTTTGGTTGATGGTATAGTTTCAGAGATCGTTGGAGTACTGATCTTGATTTCGCTAAGCTTACTCATATTTTATTTTACCTTTTCATAATAACGATATGCGAAGTTAATCGCTAACTGAAGCGTTTCAGCCTCATTTCCTAGTTGTAACTCTGATAAACCAACTGGCCAAGCTTCATAAAAACGATAAGTGCTTTGGTGTTTCCAGTTGTTGTCGTATTTAAGTACTTCTATCTCGGCAGTGTACTCATCGTAATAACTACGATTTTTATTGTTCGGATTAAAGATCAAATCCTGCCACTGTTCAAAGAATAATTTTTCTCTTAAGTCTTCAGAACAATAGTATTGAACTGAAATACCTTCGTGTTGGTGTTTAACACCCATTTGTCTTGTTTCACCGTAAACATCGTGAGCAATAGCTTCGATACTTCTTCCAGGTAGTGTACAAGATGTCGCAAATAAGTTCAATGCTTCGAGCTTACCACCCATGTTGGTCAAAGCGTAACCAAGAGTAGGAACTTTGAAGTTGTGTCCAATAGATACGCCACCCAAGTCTAACTCCAAATCTTCAAGCGCAAACGAAACAGCATCGGCTGCATCAAGAAAAGGAATGTTGATGTCTAACTTGTTTCCGCCTTTATTGATAGTGTTATTGAGTACATTACCTGTCGCAGTAAGACCTCTTGGAGGAAAAACTCTAACGACCCATCTATTAGCTCTAGATAGACCTTGTTTGGCCATTTGAGCTGTGAACTCTGTTATATTTCTTGGCATTATTTTCTCACAAATTTCTGATAAGGTAAGTCGATTGCTTTACTCCATTCAGTTCTTGGAATCAAAGCCGCTTTGCTTGCTAAGTTTTTTGTTATGTATCTTTTCAAACACGGCGCTGTCACAGGATTTTTTGCTAATGCCTGCGCAATTCTAGGCAAAGTGAATTTTCTTGTATTCAAACCTTCTATAAGATCCTTACGTACGGCCGGAGGCAAGTAATGTAAGTTTAGACCATACCATCCATTTCTAGTTCTTTCAAGAAATATGATTAAAGGATACATGTCCCAAACTGGCAACTTGTCTTTGTGCTTTGGTAAGTAACGATAAGTAAGCATTGTTCCAGGCGTAAGCCTAGCACCGCGCGTTTCAAGATTGCGCATAGCTTCCTCAAACGATACGCTTGATTTACTTGTGTGTATGTCTCTAAACCAGTCTAGTGAATCATTCATAGAATAAATACGTAAAGTTGTTTTTCTATTTATATGGATAATTTGGGAAAAAAGATGCTATAACATAATCAAACCACAACTCATAAGGAGTACTTAACATGGCCCTACCTAAAAATGTAGATGAAGACGTAATCACGTCCGCAAGACTGGCCTGGAATAAAATCTCAGCTGTTATGGATAAAGAAGAACCATCGTACTACAGCAACAATGAAGATTTCCTTCCCTTCTATAAAGAACTAGTTGTCAACTTGTTCGCTGATCACGACAAGGAGTAAAAATGCCTCTTTATGAGTTCCGCGATAAAAACACTGGCGAAATAACTTCAGTGATAATGAAAATTTCCGAGCTAGATGACTATAAATCTAATAACGAGCATCTCGAACATGTTATAAGTGCCCCTGGAATCATTGGTGGTCAAACTGTCTCTGGCGGTAAACTTCCTGAAACGTTCAAAGACAACTTACGCGAGATGAAGAAAAAACATCCTACATCAACTGGCCTGGATCACTTAATATAATGTCTGAACTTACAAATGAAGAAATAAAATTTTTCCGCCGTAAACTCGAAAAAATCCAAGACAACTTCTCTCATTACGTAGAAGATGAAGGCGACGAATTCGTGCTACCTACACCTCAAGAAATTTATTCTTATCTGGATAAGTTTGTTGTTGGACAAATCAAGCCCAAAAAGGTGTTATCGGTCGCCGCACACAATCACTATAAACGGTTAATGATTTTTAAAGAGTCCGGTTTCACCAAAAAACTCGACAAAACAAACCTTTGCCTTATCGGTCCAACAGGTTCTGGTAAAACCTTCCTTGTAAAAAATCTAGCAAAAATGCTTGGTGTACCTTGTTACATTGCAGATGCAACTTCACTGACAGCTTCTGGTTATGTTGGTAAAGATGTTGACTCATTAATGGAAGGTCTCATTGACGCCTCTGGTAATAACCCTGACGCTGCAGCTACTGGCATCATCTTTATCGATGAGTTTGATAAAATAGCCAAACGCTCTGTTGCTGGTGGTAAAAAAGATGTTGGCGGTGAATCAGTTCAACAAGCGTTGTTAAAACTTGTTGAAGGTTCTGAAGTTACTGTTGAACGTCAAATAGGCGGCATGACAAAAGTCAAAATGACCATTGACACTTCAAACATCATGATCATTGTTGGTGGTGCTTTTGTTGGCATTGAAGACATCGTCAATAAACGCATGAAGTTCAAACCCACAACGAGCATCGGTTTTACTGGTCAGAAAAAAGTTGCTATTAACACCTCTGACTCACTTGAATTCGTAACACCTGATGACCTTGAAGAGTTTGGTTTTATTCCTGAGCTCATTGGACGTATCCCACTTGTTACAACTTTACGGGAACTTTCTGTTCAAGACCTCTATAATATATTAACTGGCATTGAAAACAATCAACTTAGCCAATATCAAGAATTGTTTGGTTACACTAAGTCGACCTTGCATTTCGAAGATGAAGCACTCTACGAAGTGGCTACAATCGCGCATGAACAAAAAACTGGTGCTCGTGGCCTCAAAACTATTATGGAAAATGTGTTGCTAGAACATATGTTCGACTTAAAAGATGCACACATAACTGCGGAAGATGTAAGAAATGTTCAACCACAAAATGGTAACACTCCCCAAGCTGCAACAGCTTAATTTGCCCGAAGGTCGTCGGTATGAAACCGATGACCATCGTCGATTCCCATCAATAACGACTGTTCTTGGCGACACAGCTGATAAAAGTCATTTCTTTGAATGGCGTAAACGCGTTGGCGAAGAAAAAGCTAATGCAATCTCCCGCGCGGCCGCGTCGCGCGGAACATCAATGCACAAACTTTGTGAACGTTATTTGCTAAACGAAGATGTCATGGCTGAAATGCCTCATGATGATGAATTCGCTGACATTACTGAAGGTGACTGGACAGCTGGTCAATTAATGTTCAGACACATTAAACCTGCGCTTGATAGAATGGATAATATTCGTGTACTTGAAGGTCGTCTATTCTCAAAAGCACTTGGAGTAGCTGGTACAGTTGATTGCATCGCAGAAATAGATGGCAAATTATCTGTTATTGATTTTAAAACTTCACGTCGTATGAAATACAAAGATGGAATTGAAGATTATTTTTTACAAGGTTGTTTTTACTTTTCAGCATACTACGAAATGACAGGTGAATTACCAAAGCAAGTTGCTATTCTTATTTCAGTACAAGATGGCACTCTATGTGAATACGTCATCAACGGCCGTGAACTTATTGAATACACTGAAAAACTAAAGAAAAGAATACGTCAATGGCACTATAAAAATAAAGTGCCAGTACCTGAAGGAGCAAAGGCATGTTATTAACCCCACAACAAATTGAAAAAGCAGCACAGGACATAGTAGCCTTCTGGAATAGAAGCGTATTACCTGATGCTGATAAAGCGAAAATACTAGAAATGGTACAGGATTATTATGCAAGCAAAGATGAATACCTTGTCGATCAGTACCTTGCTGGACTCACCCAGCGTACAATCGACAGAAATGCACCCCAAACGGATTTTGAAAACCAAAATGACTAATGAACTTGATAAAGCTCAACAAGACTTTAGCAAAAGAGTCGAACAACTCAAATCTAAATATGGCGAAATGACATACTTAGAATGCATAGTAGAAGTGTGCGAAGAAAAGGGTGTTGAGTTTGATCAAGTAAAAGGTTTATTGTCAAAATCCATTAAAGACAAACTACAGGCAGAAGCCCATTCATTAAATCTATTAAACTTTAAAGTAAATACTTTGATATGACACGCGAAGGCTACCAAGCTTACATGAACTATCTTGCTTTACAAAGGCATTTTAGTTCAGATTATGATTTCTTCAAATATAACGGCAAAACCCGTGGTTCAGCTGAAAGTTATCAAAAGCGAAACGACATGTGGAGCTTTGAAAAACTAGCTAAGATTATTCCTGAAGAAAAACAAGTCGATTTCTTTGTTGCAAACTTTCTCCAAGACCAAAATGCTTGGATTAAAAATATGTCAAAGAAACATCTAGATGCTTATGACGCAACATATAAAAACATCACTAGCATATTTAAAGATGACTTAATGACTATTAAACAAGAAGGTCCATCGAATGTCCTGAGTGTATCTGGTGACATTCCAAGAATATATAAGATGCTACTACAGAATGAAATCAAAATTGAAACCGTGGTTATCTTAGACAAAATCTTTCCATTTGTTGATAAACATGTGGAACAGGTACAGGTACCGTTTGTATTTCCTGATCTTGTAAAAAAGATAAAAAATTACGAACCATTCGCTATAAATAAAATAGGTAATCGTTTTGATCTACTTATTGATGTAGCTCGAAATGTATTACTTAACTAAAACTACGAAACTGCTTAAAACTAAGGAAAACAAATATGTCATTCTCTGATTACTTGAAAAACCGTCAAAACTCACTCGAAACTTTGACACAATCCCTCAAACAAGACGTCCAACAAGAAAACCGTTCTGATGATAACATCTGGAAACCTACTATGGGTAAAGATGGTACTGGTTATGCTGTTGTTCGATTCTTGCCTGGTAAAGATCCATCAAAAGCACCTTGGGTGAAAATGTTTAACCACGGTTTCCAAGGGCCAACTGGCAAATGGTACATCGAAAACTCTTTGACTACTACTGGTCAAAAAGATCCTGTATCAGAATACAACTCTAAACTATGGAACAATGGTACTGAAGCTGGTAAAGAGCAAGCACGCAAACAAAAACGTCGCACTAACTACTATGCTAATATCCTTGTTGTAAAAGACCCTGCAAACCCTTCTAATGAAGGTAAAGTAATGCTCTATCGCTTTGGTCAGAAAATCTTTGATAAGATTATGACTGCATTACAACCAGAGTTTGCTGATGAAGATCCAATCAATCCATTCGACTTGTTTGAAGGTGCGAACTTCCGCATTAAACTGAAAACAGTCGCTGGTTACTGGAACTACGATTCTTCTGACTTTGAAAAGCCATCTGCTTTATCTGAAGATGAATCAAAACTTGAAGCAATCTTTAATGCTCAAACTGATGTTCAATCATTGATTGCTCCTGATCAATTTAAATCTTACGAAGAGTTACAAGACAAATTGTACACTGTTCTTGATTTAACTGGCGGTGAAACTCCTGTTGCTCAAGCTGCTCCTCATCAAGCTGCTCCTGTACCAACAGCCGCTACTTCAAATACTGAAGCTGAGTTTAGCGAAGTGTTTAGCTCTAGCAGCACTTCAACTTCCGCGTCTGCAGACGAAGATGATTTAGAATCTTACTTCAAATCACTCGCTAACGACTAACATTATGAAAGGGGTACTTTGTACCCCGCTCTTTAGGATTATTATTATGAACGAAATCCAATCATTGGTAGAAACTGCCATCTTTCAAAAACAAATCCCAACCATCCACGGCATCAGTGTTTACGTCTACAAGAAAACAGGCAAAAAACAAAACTACGGTGCTATCTCTCGCGTTATTGAACAAGTAGCAACAAGGTACCGTAGATAATGAAAAAGCTTAATAAGAAACAAAAAGGCAAATCTAAACCAAAGATTGTCGAAGGTTCTTATTCTTTTGTCATTGGCAATGGTACATCTCGTCGCGATTTTAACTTGCAAAAGATACAACCATACGGAACCTTAATAGCGTGTAACTGGTTTTTCAGAGATGAGTTTCGTCCTGACATCCTAGTTGCTTCCGATGAACCCATGAGCAAAACCATACAAAAGGTGTATGATCAATACCCTAAGAACAATCACTTCTACACTTGGTTCCCTAAACCAGGTACAGGTAGTAAGAAACCTAACACACCAGAAAAATTCTCAGCTGGCGGTTTAGGTACTCATATTGCCGTTGATATTGTAAAGTCTAAGAAGGTCTTTTTGATCGGAATGGATTTCTTTGGCTTCGGCTCAAAGAACAAAATGGACAATGGCGGTCTGAATAACCTTTATGCTAATAAGAAACATTATGTGAAGGTTGAAGAAGGTGCTGAAGGTTATGCTCCTACCTATCGTAACTGGCAGCGTCGTTTTGAATGGATTATCAAAAGTTATCCAGACACCGACTTCTATCATGTTGATCCATTTGAAGGCAAATCACCAGAACGTCTGAGAGGTTACCAGAACTTCCACCAGATCACTTGGGAAAACCTTAATGAACATATCTTTAACGATGCAGAATTAACCGATATACTTGAGAAGACTCAGGAAGATATTGACTTGATAAAGCAAGAAAACGAAGATAACATTCGTGCTTCTATTGAACGTCAACTTGCAGGTCAAGAAAACCGTTGTTATCCTGATCTCTTGCATCCTAAACAAGTGTATGACGTCCGTAAGAAAGGTCAAGAAGAGTACAAACGCTCGGGTATGGATGGACAGGTAGTTATTAACATTCATGGATTCGATATCATGATTCCACCCCAAATCGTTTCAGAAGGCAATATCGCTCGTTTAGCAACGGATAAAGAGTTCGATTTCTTATTCACTAAAGAATACAATGAGAGATATCGTGGTGACCTCGCCAGTCTTAAAATATGGGACCAAGTATCTCATAAACCAGAGAAGGCCTCTAAGCCCAACCTAGTGCCCCCTCCGCCTCCTCCAGGTATGAGTGGTGTTAGAACACCGCCTCCTCCCCCTCCTACGACAGGGTCAAGACCTAGTGGGTTAAGTAATCTTCCTCAGCCACCGCCGCCAAAGGCCCCACCTGTAGCAGTAAAGGGATCATAGAGATCCCTTTTTTCTTATCTTTGAATTACCTTTGAGATGTCTTTGAACGCCTCTGTATTTTGCATCGTTGTTTGTATCATTATGTTTTGATATGCTACCAAGCTTTCAGCACGAAGTGCTGCTATTTGGATATGCTCAAAAAATATCCGGGAGAATTTTTTTAGGCGATTTGAAATGACTTTGTGTTTGCGTCGGAATATTCTCGGAGGTTATCGGTAGTCTTTACTGTCCATGTAAATTTCTGGTGGTGTTCTATGTCCATGGAAATTTTCGGTAGCATTTCATGTCTGGTAGCGTTTTATGGCAGTGGGATCTTAGACGGCCCTAACAGAAAATAAAATTTTTTGCCGGATTAAAGCTCACTTTCTGGGGAAGTGTCACTCATTTTTTCGCTATTTACTAAGTGCGCGCAACATCACCATTAGCGGGTGATAGGCACAAAAAAGGGAGCCGAAGCTCCCAATGAGGAATGAGATAGGATGGGTTAGGCGAGCTTGGCGAGTATTTCGCGTTTGAGCTCTTCGTTCTTTATTTCTTCTACAATGACCCAATCGCCTCCAACTGATTTGAAGATGGCGTTAAGTGGAGCGTTATCTGCAGCTGCTCGAGCTTGTTCGTCTCTGATATAGTAGTCGAAGCTTGCACATACTTTACCCCAGATAGCGATGGCTTTGTAATCAGATGGCTTATTCATAATTGAGATTCCTTTAGTTTGTTTGTATGAGACTATTATATCAAATCGGTCGAGAATGTAAACTGTTTATTGTTCCATTGTTCTATTCAGTTCTTTGCTTTTGACATCTTCGATTTTCATTATATGATCGCCGAAGATGGTTTTGAGTTGATCAAGGGCTTTTTGATCAAAGGCGATGAGTTCACCCCCACCGCAAATGTATACTCGTTTTTGCATGGCTTATGCCTCCTCTTTGCCTTCGTTAAGGGCTTCGCGAGCTCTTTCGATACGGCCCATAATCATATCTTCATCTGATTCGCTATAGAAGTCTGCTTCTTGTAATGCTAACTCCAGTGTATCGATGAGGATTTTGACATGAGCTTCGAGGGTACCGATGCGGCTCCATGCGTTGGTTGATGCTTCGAAGTAGTAGTCAGCTGGTACTTGATGATTTGAGTTAGACATTTT